TCAGGTGTATCAGGCGATAGTAGCCATTCGAAGTTATGCACCTTTAAATCAACACCACTAAATACGAGTGTTGCGTATGGGTTAACTGCCGTACCTGTTCCTGCACTAATACCTTTTGCTATATCTGGTGCAATACCACCTAGACCAGCTCTGGCTAAAAACAATGCGCTATCTGCCGCTAAATTTAATCCGTCTGCGATACTGCCTATATCTCCTATAGTATCTTCGCCTTCTTTTTGGGCTGCACCGAACATGCCTGCTAACTTAGAACGTGCGTCTGTTAATGAAGCAACACTTGTTGCACCACTACTCGCTTCTGCTGTTAATGATCCAAGTATACCTAACTCATCTGATCCTACTTTAATGTTTAAGTTATCTTGTAATTGTTTAGGCAAAGGTAATACGATACTGTCTTGTCCAACTATAGCGGCATGGGCTGAACCACCGTATGCGTAATCTTTAAAGTTTAAGATCATTGCATGATGACCAATAGTGCTTGGAAAATACAAATCACTACTCGTATTTAAGTTCTGTTTTCTCTGATCGATAACAGCCGCCGCTGGTGTTATCGTGCTGAGATTCGATGTACTCATGTTTTCCTGCCCTGTATAAATATTAAGTTAGACTAATTACAATTATTTATATGAGTTCAGATGGCTTATCAAGGAAATTTTCGACCAAGAAACCCTTCAAAATATCTGGGTGACCCGACTAATATAGTTTATAGGTCACACTGGGAGTTGAAGCTTATGTCTTATTTAGACAGACATCCACACGTTATGAAGTGGGCGAGTGAAGAGGTCATCATACCGTACAAGAGTCCTATCGATGGGCGAATGCACAGATACTTTCCAGACTTCTATGTGGAACAGATAAATAAAGATAAGAAGAAAGATAAAATATTAATTGAGGTAAAGCCTAAGTATCAGACAGTACCTCCTATAATTAAGAAAAATGGGTCTAAGCCTACTAAACGGTATATAAACGAGGTGAAGACTTGGGGAATTAATCAAGCAAAGTGGGACGCAGCCCGAGAGTTTTGTTTAGACAAAGGCTGGAAGTTTCAGATAATGCACGAAGATCATTTAGGAATAAAGTAACATGTATGAATATAAATGTAAAGTATTAAGAGTAGTCGATGGCGACACAGTAGATGTTGATATCGATTTAGGATTCGGCGTTTGGCTTCACCGTGAGCGAGTACGAGTCATGGGTATTGACACCCCCGAATCAAGAACAAGAGATAAAGTAGAGAAGAAGTTTGGTCTTGCCGCTAAGTCACACGTAAAAGATATGCTACCAATTGGATCTATTCAGATCCTTAAGACTGAAGTAGACAAGAGTGGCGAAGATGCTAAAGGTAAGTTTGGTCGTATCTTAGGTGACTTCTTACTAGATCAAGACGATGGTAGTATCAAGCGTTTAACTGAAATTATGATCGAAGACGGTCACGCTGTGCCATATTTTGGTGGTAGTAAAGAAGAAGTTGATGCGGCACATATGAGAAATCGTGAACGTCTAATCGAAGAAGGTGTAGTAGTACTCTAATGGCAACTCTCTTTGACGAAATTCTAACTAAAGGTGTTCGAACAGGACAAGTACCTGCACGTACTACTAAGGCACGTGAATGGTATCGTAACACTGCTAAAGAATATCGAAGAGTAAACGACAGTAAACTCATGAAGGGTGATGCTGAAAGATTAACTGCACGACCTATGGTTGGTCAGATGTATATGTATTACTATGATGCGAAGCACAAAGAAACTCTACCATATTTCGATAGAATGCCTCTTGTATTTCCATTTAAGAAGGTTAAGGGCGGGTTCTACGGTTTGAACATGCACTATTTACCTCTACCTTTACGTGCTAAACTCATGGACGCACTATACGATACAGCGACCAATACTAGATTTGATGAGTCTACTCGACTTAAACTTAGTTATAAGCTACTAGACAATGCGGCTAAATATAAAGAATTTAGACCATGTATCAAAAGATACTTAACCTCACAACTCAGAAGTCGATTTATGTACATCTATCCGTCTGAGTGGGATGTTGCTCTATTCTTACCACTGGAAAGATTCCAGGGAGCATCGAAAACTCAAGTCTGGGCAGACTCCAGAAGAAACATAGGATAATAACATGGCGTTCAATATTAATGAATTCTCATCACAGATAAACAAGCACGGATTAGCACAGACTAATCTGTTTATTGTGCGTATCACACCACCACCTGGATTCACAGGAATAGCAGATGGTGCAGAAGATAACTCAGTGAGTCTTAATCTATCTAGAGAGTTGCAGTTCTTTTGTAGAACAGTTACTTTACCAGAGTTAGACGTTCAGACAGTTGATGTGCAGAAACAGGCATTTGGTGCTATCACAAGAAAACCACAGTCTCTCGCATTTCCTGTTCTGCCCACAGTATTTATGGTAGACAGTAACTTTGCTGTGCTTAAGTTCTTTCATAGATGGATGCAGAAGATTGTCAATTATGATACGTCTGCTGGTCCAATCTCTGCTGTAGATGGGCTATTACCATTTGAGATGGGTTATAAGTCTGATTATGCAACAACAATTGAGATAATCGTATACTCATTTCAGTCAGAAAGTATCACATACACATATAAAATGGATGGAGCATATCCCATTCAAGTAGGTAATATCACTGAAGCTTGGGAAGCGCAAGGCGAGATTATGACATTACCAATAGGATTTACATACGATAGCTTGAAGGTTACTGGTGCTAAAACTGGTAACGTTCTAGATGGTGCCAGTGGTGCAAACGGATTACTATCATATCTATCAACAATAAATACATTTGCACAAGCGATTCGAGGTTTGAAGCGACCTAGAGGCATTCAAGACGCAATTAATCAGTTCACGAATGTCTCTACTATTTTGAAATCTTTTTAATAATTACTATACAATAGGAGTATAACATGGCATTACCAAAAATTGACCAACCATTATTCGATATCATCATTCCATCTACTAAAAAGAAGGTGCGATATAGACCATTTACTGTGAAAGAAGAGAAGATTCTTCTGATTGCACAAGAGTCTAAAGATCAGAATCAAATTTTACTAGCAATTAAGCAAATCATTACCAACTGCGTAGAAAAGGTTGATGTTGATAAGCTGGCTATTTTTGATCTTGAGTATCTTATTCTCAATATTCGTGCAAAATCAGTAAACAATGAAATCGATTTTGGATTCATGGACCCTGATAGCGAAGAGAGAATTGACGTAAGCATTGATGTTAACGATATTGAAGTGCAATTTGATCCAAATCACGAAAGTAAGATTGACTTAAACGAACAATATTATATCATGATGCGTTACCCGACACTCAAAGAAGTTACTGACTTAAGCGAAAATGCAGATGATGTTAACGAAACTGAAAAAATGTTCAACACAATGATTTCATGTATCGATACTTTAATCGATCAGACAACGGATGAAGTGTATAAGCTAGAAGAATTCACTTCAGAAGAAGTAACAGATTTTGTTGATGGATTTACGTCTACAGTAGTAGAAAAGCTACAGAAGTTTTTTACCACTATGCCTAAACTAAGTCACTCAATTAACTATAAAGATAAAGAAGGCAAAGATAAGGTGTTTGTGGTGGAGGGTATGGACTCTTTTTTTACATAATGTTGAGCCATAATAACCTTATGGCATACTACAAAAACATCTTTGCACTGGCTCAACATCATAAATACACTATAAGCGACATAGAAAATTTATTACCTTATGAACGTGACCTATACTTGGATATGCTAATTGACTTTATAGAGCAAACTAAACAGCAACAAGGCTAGGAGATAACATGGCGAAGAAATTACAAAACGGTTCTAAATTAGAATCAGCAGATATGGACGGAGATGGCATCATCACTGATGCTGAATTAGATATGCAAGAACGTATGATTATGCTTGAGAATGAAGATAAGAAACAGGATGCACAGCGAAACATGGCATGGTTTGCTTTGTTTGGTATGCTGTTATATCCCTTTGCAGTGGTAATTGCATCACTGGTAGGACTTGATAATGCTGGTAAAATTTTAGGCGATATTGCGCCCACATACTTTGTATCGGTTGCGGCTATCGTAGCGGCATTCTATGCAAAAGAAGCAATTGGCAAGTAAGGTAAAGTAAAATGGCTGCGGATACACCCATAGTAAATCTATCTAAAGAAACTCTGGAACAGATTGCTCCAGCGTTAAACTCTATGCGTGATTCTATTAACGATCAAACACGGCTTATTCAGTCAACATTTGATTTACAGCAAAAATCTATCAGAGAAGCCTCTAGACAGGCACGCCTAGATCAATCAAAAGCGGCATCTATAACTCCCGATACAACTCCCGCACCACCTTCCGCAGGTGGAGGCGGCGGTGGAGGCGGTGGCGGTAATATTGGAATCTTTGGAATGTTTGGTGGAGGAATGATGCTTCCTGCACTCGTTGCACTAGGAGCTTCTTTGACTGGGTTCGATGCGGCTATTAAAGCTATGGCATTACCTGGAAAGTTCAAGACTTTCAATACAAACTTTGTAAAATTTAGTGATGAGATTGTCTACATGGGCATTCGAATCGAAGAGTTTT